CAACCGTGATTGACAACCGTCCGTTGTCGATTGTGGTATTGATGACACTTGCCATGACTAGCTCCTTGTGGGCGGAATTGCCCCCCAGGCCGCGACCCGCGCGGCTAGGGGCGTAATTCGTTCCCGGGTCACTCCGGGTCGTCGCAATCTATCACAGCATCATCGGGTACGGTCGGGTCACACAAAACCGCGTTGAGGGCGGCGATCGCGGTAGGGTACGTCCCGAAGTCGTCCGGGTGATCCAATGGTGACCCGGCTGGGGCATAGGACCATTGGCCATCAAACGCTTGGAATATGTGGATGGTTGTCATTGGGCTTGTTCCGGTTGGCACGGGCAACGCGCCCGCATCCATACACATGCATAACCCGTGCCAACCAAGCCCGCACATCGAATCAACGGGTTACGCGCGGGTCGGCGGCTTGGGTGACAATAATGGGCACATTCATGTGACGCAAATTGTGCCTATGTGACGAATCGCGGCTTGTCGTATCCGCGCAACATCACCCGCTCCCGTGCACCGGATCGGTGCGCCCCTCAATGGTGCGTTGCCCCCGCGCCACTGTTGCCCGGTCGCCACGCTGCCCCCGGTCGCCGCTGTTGCTCCCGCGCCACACTCGACCCGGGGGTGGTCTTCGGCAGGCGGGGGGTCACGATCGGGCTGTTTAGTCGCAGTATGCCTCCTGATCCGCCTCGGCCTTGCCTCGGCCTTGCCTCCACGCCTGCGCATTGCCCAGCCTGCGGGCGTTGCGACTTGACACCGCGCGGGACTTCGCGGACAATGCGCGGATGCCCGCGTTCGACCCCAACTCTCCCATGCGCTCCGCCCTTGCGAACGTGCGGTGGAATCACGAGCAGGTCATTGATATGATGGTCGCCGAGCCAAAACTGGACCAAAACACGATCGCGCGCCACTTCGGCTACTCCGCCGCGTGGGTCAGCACGATGATTAACTCGGACGCCTTCCAGGCGGCGCTGGCCTGCCGGAAAGAGGAGATCGTCAATCCCGCCCTCCGGGCGACGGTGGAAGCGCGGTTTAAGGCCATCGCCCAGCTTTCCCTCGACCGGATGATCGAGAAGCTCAGCGGCCCGATCGCCCCGACAGACGCGTTTATACTGAAAAGCGCGGAGCTGGCGAAGGACGCCCTCGGGTATGGGGCGCGCAACGTCCAGGGGAATGGCGGCCCGCAGGTCGCCGTTATCGTCAACGTCCCGGCGAAGGCCACGCAGGACGAGTGGGTTGCCCGGTACACCCGGGGGGCCTCGAGCGAGGTCGTGGATGTTGCGCCGACTGTTCCACCCCCGGCGGAGCCAAAATGACGGAGTTCTACCGCACCTTTCTCGCTGCGGCGGGGCTCCTCTTCGCCATCCTCTTCGTCGTCTTCGTGCTGGCGGCGTAGCGCAGGCCGTGCACCGCCCTCAGCGTCCCCTCAGCGTCCCTCAGCGTCCCGTCAGCGTCCCCCAAGCCGTGCACCGCCCTAACGCTTCCTTGGCCGCGCGAGCATGACGATCAAGCTCGACCAAAAGGTCATCTGGCAGGCGCAGCCCGGCCCGCAGACCGCGCTGATCGAATGCCCCGTTTTCGAGGTCTTCTACGGCGGGGCGCGCGGCGGGGGCAAGACCGAGGGCTCCATCGGCGATTTCCTCGAGCACCAGCACGCCTTCGCAGAGGGGGCGCACGGCGCGTTCTTCCGGCGCAACCGCTCCGACTTGATCGACGTGATGGAGCGCACGAAACAGATCTACGGCCCTCTCGGGGGCAAGTTTAACGAGACGCACAAGTCTTGGCGGATGCCTAATGGAGCGCGGCTGGAGTTCGAGTTCCTCGAACGCGACGCGGATGCGCAGAAGTATCAAGGCCGCTCTTACACCCGCATCTACATCGAGGAGGCCACCCAGTTTCCGTCCCCCGCTCCGCTGTGGAAGCTCAAGGCCACCCTCCGCTCCGCCGCCGGCGTGCCTGTCGGCATGCGGCTCACGGGCAACCCAGGCGGCCCAGGCCATAACTGGGTTAAAGCCCGCTACATCACGCCCAATCCCCGCGGCCTTGAGGTCTTCGAGGACGAAGAGGAGCTCGAGATCGAGCCGGGGAAGACCATCCGCGTTCGCCTCGCCCGCGTGTTCATCCCCTCCAAGGTTTGGGACAACAAGCTCCTCCTCCAGAATGACCCGACCTACGTCATGCGGCTGCGCGACGTGGGCTCCGCCGCCCTCGTTCAGGCGTGGCTCAAGGGCGATTGGGACATCGTGGAGGGCGCCTTCTTCGACGAGTGGTCAGACGCGCACATCCTCGACACGAGTGAGTGGCTCGGGCGCATCCCCAAAGACGCGTTGCGATTCCGTGCTCACGACTGGGGCTCGCACCGTCCCTTCTCCACCGGCTGGTACGCGATGAGCGACGGGGAATGGGGCCTCCCGCGCGGCGCCCTTCTCAAATATCGGGAGTGGTACGGAGCCAAAGGCCCCAACATCGGCGTGAAAATGGATGCCGGCCTTGTCGCCCTTGGGACAGTGGAGAGGGAGAAGGGCGAGCGCATCCGCTACGGGGTGGCCGATCCCTCGATCTTCATCCGTAACGGAGGTCCCTCCATCGCCGAAATGATGGCCGTGAAGGGCTGCATGTGGCGCATGGCCGATAACAAGCGCGTGCCAGGGTGGCAAGCCCTTCGTTCCCGCCTTGTCGGGGAGGGCGGCATCCCCATGCTCTACTTCCTCGACTGCTGCGAGGACAGCATCCGCACCATTCCCCTCCTGCAGCACGACGAAACGAACTCGGAGGACGTGGATACCGAGGGCGAGGATCACCCGGGGGACGAAACGCGCTACGCCTGCATGTCGCGCCCGTGGATTCCTGGCATGGACCCTGATTCCTTGCCGCGGGAGGAAGATGGGAAGTACACTTTCAACGCAATTTTGGCGAAAATTCGCCACTCCCGTCTAAACAGGGTCGCCGAACATGGCTGAGATGCAAAAACCGCTCTCTGACGAAGAAAAGGCCTCTGCCAAGACGGTTGATCTCGTCAAATACTGGGCTGGCCAGATCGACAGCGCCAAAAAGCGGGAAAAAGAGTGGCGGACAGAGGCTCACAAGCTCATCCAAATCTACGAAGGGGAGTTTCCCGAGGAGATACCCTACAACATCCTCTACTCCAACACCGAAATCCTCTCTCCTGCCCTCTACTCCCAGGCCCCTCGTCCCGACACGAGGCCCCGGACGACGCAGGAGTCCGCTACCGCGATGGCCGCGGCCGGGCTGTGTGACGCTTTCCTCGAGAACTTCATCGACAACGGGAGTCGGGAGTATTGTGCCTTCTCCGCTGCGACGAAAACGGCCGTCCGCTCCGCTCTCGTCCCTGGTCGGGGCGTTCAGCGCTTCCACTACCACGCGGAGATCGAGAAGGACGCCTCGGGCCCCCGCCGCGTGAAGGAAGAGTCGGTCAATGTCGAGGAGCTCGCGTGGGACAAGATCCTTGTCGGCCACGCGCAGACGTGGATTCACGTCCCCTGGCTCGCGTTCGAGCACACTTGGTCCAAAGACGAGGCGATCGAGGCGGTTGGGGAGACCGCGGCGGCGAAGCTCACCTACAACACCCCCTCTACCGACGAGGGCACGACGAGCAAGAGAGAAGATTCGAGCGATCGGGAGCCCGTAACTACGGTCTACGAGATCTGGCATAAGAAGAAGCGCGAGATCCTCTGGCTCGAACAGGACGCAAAAGAGGCCTTTGTCAAGAAGACGGAGCCCGATCCCTACTCTCTCGAGGGCTTCTACCCGATCCAAGAGCCGTTGCAGTTCATGCGGCGCCTTTCGAGCTGCATCCCCGTCCCCCTCTACCGCCTCTACAAGCAGCAGGCGCGGGAGCTCAACAAGATCACGCGTCGGATCGAGAAGATCGTCGATTCGCTGAAGGTGCGCGGCTTCTTCGACAGCGGGGTGGAAGGCCTCAGCAAGCTGCTCGAGGCGGGCGACAATGAGATGCTCCCCATTAGCAACTTGGCCGCGATGGGTCAGGGGGCGAAGGCCGAGAACGCCATTTGGCTTGTGCCGGTCGAGAAGCACGTTACGGTCCTCCAGCAGCTCCTCCAGGATCGCCAAGCGGTCAAGATGGTTATCTTCGAGATCATGGGCATCGCAGACATCATGCGAGGGTCGAGTGTGGCCTCCGAGACACTCGGCGCGCAGAAGATCAAGAGCCAATGGGGCACGCTGCGGCTGAAGGATGGGCAGGCCGAGGTGGCGCGCTTCATTCGAGACGGTCTGCGCATCGCGGCCGAGCTCGGCTTCTCCAAGCTCGGTCCCGACACCCTGCGCCGCATCACGGGCAGTCTCCTTCCCTCCGCCGAACAACTCGCGAAGATGGAGGAGCAAGCTCGGACGGCCCAGGCGACCGGGAAACCCCTCTCCCCAGCCGTCCAAAACACCCTTGCCCTTCCCTCCTTCGAAGAGTGCCTGGAGGCGCTGCGGAGCGACCTCACGCGCGGCTACCTCATCGATATCGAGACCAACTCCAGCGCCGACGCCGACGCTACGGAGGACAAGGAGAACGTCGCCGAGTTCCTGAACGCCTTCAGCCAGTTCCTCAACGGCGTTGCCCCCCTCCTCGAGTCGGGAGCGATGCCCTTCGAAGCGGCGCGCGCCATCATGCTCTCCGTCGCCAAGCGTTTCAACCTCGGCCGCGAACTCTACCGCGAACTGGCCAAGATGCAAGCCCCAAAGGCTCCCGGTGGCCCCGATCCCAAGGTTGTCAAGCAGCTCCAGGACGCCCAGGCCAAGGTCGGGCAGGAAAAGGCCGCCCTCGAGAAGCAGAAGAACGAGCAGTCCCTCGAGGCCCTGCGCCTTAAATCCGAGCGCGAGATCTTCGAGATCAAGAAGCAGGCTGACGCGGCCATCCAGCAGGCCAAGGACCAATCCAAGCAGGCCCAGTCCACCGCCAACGGTGCGGTGAAGTCTGCGCAGGAGAAGGTCGCCACCCTGACGGAGAAGTCCAACATCAACAAGCTGATGCAGGACCTCAACGCCCTCCTCCTGAAGCTCCAAACGGCGGCGACGGTGGAGAAGGAGCGGATGGCGAACCACGACAAGATGATGTCGGAGCGCGAGAGCGCGAAGGAATCGTCTGAGAATGAGGGCATCTCGCGGGTCGAGTCCCTCGTGCAGGAGCTGCAGAAGACCGTGGCCGACTCCGCGAAGAAGCGCCCTACTGGCGCAAAGAAGGGTCCGAATGGCTGGACCTTCCAGTACTCGGAGTAAACCATGATTGACGACCTTTTCCTTCCCGGAGTCACAGTCGGGGCTGAAGTCGGGGACGTGGCGACGGTCTTGGCCTTTGGGGCGCCCGTCCGACATCTCCTTCTATGCAACGCGGGGGCATACCCGGTCTTCTACAAGCTCGGCTTCGACAGCGGCGTCACGGTGAGCGTGACTACTGGTGACTGCGTTCTGCCGGGGAGTAAGGAGCTCTTCTCTGCCAACGGGGCCACTCACATTGCCCTGATAGCAGAGGGTGGGAGCTCCCGCTTTGTCGCCACGAGCGGGTATGGAGAGGTGTGATGCGGCAGCGTTCAGTCTCCGGGGGCACGGTAAGCGACGCAGAGGTCACGGCGCTCATCCAGGCAAACTCGGACCCCGCCTCCCTTGGCCCGGCCATCCAGGCCATTGCGAAGGCTGAGGCGGACCTTGCGAAGGACCGTACGAAGCATATTGGGGATGATCCCTCTGGCAACATTCGGATGCCGAACGGGCAGACACTGGCGCAGTGGTATGCCGAGATCGAGGCGTGGCGCGCGGGCTCCACAACGTCTGGCGACGCACCCGAGGTAACCGCCGCCCCCACCCTCTCCATCGGCCCTCAGGGCGTCATCCAGTCGGGCGGGTATGAGACCGCCAGCCCAGCTACCTCGCACCCGATCACCTTCACCAGCACCATGGTGGCGGGGCACTTCGGCTGGATCGGCATCTTCGCCTCGGGCTCGGGCACCATCACCTCCGTCACGGACAACCTGGGCGGGGTGTGGACTGCGGCCGACTCGGGCCAGGGCAGCGGCTCCGCGCGCCTCATTCAATACTACCGGGCGAACCTCCCCACGGGCGTCACGGGCGTCACGATCGTTACTGCCAGCGCGACTGTCTACGCGATATGGCAGGAGCGGGACGACATCCAGCTCACCTCACCCGTTGATGTCTCCGCCGGCGCAGTCTGGTCTGCTACCACCACTTTCTCCTCCGGGGCCGTCGCCGCTACCACCGGGGACGGCATCGCGCTCGGTATCACGGAGTCCGAGAACAGCAGCGGCTACACCTTCAACGCAGACTCTCCCTGGACTGAATTCTCAGGCACAGGGCTGGACGGCCTGGGCGAAGTCCACATCTCCGGCGGCGGGGGCTTCACCGCTTCCGCGCGATCGACTACCAACGCAACAACGCCCACGTACACGGGCGCCGTCTCCTCCTCTGCGAGCGGCTGGGCCAACATCGTCGTCTTCAAGAAGCTCTCCACGGGCTCGGTCACGGTCGGAGACGACGTGACGATTACTCCTGGAGCAGTGACGAACGGAGTCGGCGGAGACCATAC